ATGTCATTTTTAGAAAAAATGCTAACACATTACAATCAAACTAAATTAGCTATTTTAGAAGGAATAGAAAATAAAATAATCTCCGAATATCCAGAGTTAAAAGATTCTATGGGTATTAAAAGAAACAGATTAGAAATTAATAGTGATTTATGCTGTTGTTATATAGATATAGAAAATGAAACATTCAAGATATGTATTGATGGGCAAACTCCATATTGCTATGAAGACCTTGAATCTGTGTTAGTAGATATTGGAGAGCAAATAGCTGCTAATGAATAATAGTATGTTAATAACTTGTCAACAATGTTGATAAGTTGTGAATAAAATGTTTATAAAATGAGAAGTGATAATCAAGCATATAAAAGATATAAAAGTAAAAAATGGCGTGTATTTAGAAAACAGTTTTTAGATAAAAATCCTCTATGTAAAAACTTTAATGAATGCCATAGCTTTGCTGAACATGTGGATCATATAAAGCGTGTAGAAAGTGAAGATGATCCATTGTTTTATGATGAAAGTAATTTGCAAGCATTATGCAAAAGATGCCATTCTAGAAAAACAGCAAAAGAAGACGGAGCTTTTGGAAATAAAAAGAAAGATTATTAGCAGGAGATTTTATGAATATAAATAATAGTAATGAAAGAAAATATATACATATAGATAAATTAGAAGATGGGAGACTTGTTATTGATGCTGAAAATATTAATAGTGAAGATACTGTTTATTTATTAACAGAGTTTATATATTTCATATCTAATGCAAATAATAAACCTGCAGATGGTTTTGTAGATATAATTAAAAAGGCAGTACAATATAAAATGAAATTGGAGAAAGAAAAAGGAAATCACAGTGAGGGTAATTAAGATTTATAAAATATATGATAGTAAAGAATAGTTGTAAAGATTGTATATATTGTTTAGAAATAAAATCATCTTATTTCTGTAAGCATAAAAAAGATATTATAGCTATAGCAAATATAAATAATATCTGTAAAAAATATAAATTAAATAAAAAGAGGGAAAAATGAGAGAACTAAACATTATAGAAGATAAAGGACTTTTTGGTATCACTTTTAAGTCTGATGATAAAGAAGAAGCCAATACCGTTATGAGGGCTATACAGAGATTCATATTAACGAGAGAGAATATATCCAATAATAATGAAGATTATACTAGTAAGAAGAAAAGCAAAGCAAAAAGTAAGGCAGAATCTAAAAAAGCTCAGACAACAATAGAAGATATACAAGAAGAAATTGATAAGAGAAAAAAAGAATCATTTGAAGAACAATTACAAAAAGATAACTCAATAATCTCTTTTAGTGAAGATGAAGAAGAAGCACATTATAAAATAGACGAAGATCCATTAAGTTCAGATAGCAATATAAATAGATGGGATTTTGATGAGGATGGGGATAAAGTAGATGGAGAGGGCAATAAATTACTTTTTAGTGAAGAAGGTATATAAAATGATTTCTGCTATATTCAATAATGATTTAAATATTCCAATAATTAGTGATTTTGAAGATGAGGAGTAATTTATGCCAAAAGGGATATTAATTAATAATTGTTTAATAAATATAGACCATATAGCAATCATTCATTTTCAAGAAGAAAAGAAAAAAATAATAATAATTACTATAGATAGTGGATTGCCTACAGCTATAACATTTAAAACAAAAGAAGAATATAACAAATATTATAAACTTCTACGCTCATTATTTAAATTAGTAATAGAGAGAAAAAATGATTGAAGCTGTTATACATCATTATGATACAGATAATGAGTTTAGAAGAATCAATGACATCTTTGGAATATTAAAACATCAATATAAAAATATTGTTATTAAATATAAAAAAAGAAAAAATAAAAGTAAATTATTTGTTACCATCAATAATGAGAAATTAGATTGTAATTACTCTTTAGAGTTTTATATGCAAACAGTTGAAAATATATTAAATGAGGATTCAAAAATGCAATTAAAAGAAAGGATTTATAAAGCATTAAAAGAAACTCTTACTTTTAATCATTTAGAGTTTAATGTAATGATGAATGAAGAAGAAGATAAATTACTATTTATAGAGCTATCTATGCATGGTAGAATTGTCCGCATTAACAAAGGTACTACATACCAAGATATATCAGACAATGATGACAAAGTAAGAAAATGCTTAAAAGACATATATAAAGAGTTTGAGGAAGAAATACAAGAATTATTTGATATGGAATGAGATAAAAACTTCTTGAAAAATCATTAAACTAAGGATATATAAATGATGATTTATGAAATTGGATCTATAAGCTTTGGATTATTTAGTATTGTTTTTATTTTTATAAGCATAACATCAAAAAATGAAATAGCTAAAGCTTTTTATATACTTTGTTTCTTTTTATCAAATATTGTTGCTTTACTTTGTGATATAGTAATAAAATTAAACTAGAAATTATTATGTCATATCATAATAATTTAACATTAATGTTTTTATAGAACATAGTTATAAAAGTTTATATTCTTTTCTATAGGTAAAGGCTTTTGTCTTTAATTTATAGAAAGGTATAAACATGGCTTCTAAAAATAAGAATCAACTAATATCACAAAATAATAATAATATAATAACTGAAGAGCAAGCAGAACTTCTTATTAAGCAAGCTAATTATTTAAATATACTTGACTATATGAAAGAAGAGCAGCTTATTAAGCAGATAGATTATGAAACAGAAAAAGAAAACTTTTTTAAGCAATGCTCAAAGACAAAAAGCAATCATACAAAAAGACAATATAAAAATGGGCTCAATAAGCTAGAAGAATATTGCCGTATAAATAATAAAAATATTTTATTTATTAAAGCCAGAGAAGCTGATGACTTTATAATAGAAGTCAATTCAAGTGAACTTTCTAATTTAAGTATACGTGCCTTAGTTTCTTCTTGTTCTTCTTTCTTCTCATTTTTAGAGAGAAGATATCCATTTATTAAAAATCCTTTTCGTGGTACAAAAGCTCGTCCTCCTGTTAAAAATAAAAAAAGACTTGAAGTTCCAACTAAAAAAGAAATTGAATTAATAATTAAAGATATATCTGACCCTTTGATAAAGATGGCCATCATTTTTATAATGGAATGCGGTGTGCGTGTTGGTGCTTTACCTAAACTTGAAATAAGAAACAATAAATATTATTCCTATTCAAAAGGAAAAGAGATAAGTTGGAAAGTTACTGACAAGGTTATAAAAGAATTAAAAAAGTATAATCTCGCTTTTAATGCTCCTTTCAAAAATAAAAGCTCTGAAGTAATAAGAAATGTTTTTTATAGGAGTTCAAAGCGTTTATATGAACAAGGTAAAATAAAAGCCTCTTACTCTATACATGATATAAGACATTATTTTGCTGTTACTTTATATAAAAAAACCAGAGACATAGAACTTATTAGAAAAGCATTAAACCATAGTAATATAGCTATAACAGGACTATACTTAAGAAGTTTGGAAGTAGAATAATATTTTAAGTGTTGCGATAATTACTGTTATCACAACACTTATAAAATATAATTAATGTTCAATATATTTATTAAAATATTGTATTAATTTTTTATTATCAATATCTATTTTTGGAAATCCATTTTTACTAATATTAGATAAAAATTTATATTCAGTATCATATGATAAATATATAACGCTATTCCCTTTCAATACACCAAATGTATCTATAAAATATTGGTTTATTATTTGTTTTGCATATTTGTTAATGTTTTTTTCATTTAACAAGATTCTAAAAAAACCTGCTAATAAATCGGCTAATTGAATTATTTTATTATTTTTTGAATCTATTGTATTTAATGGAAAATTAATATTATTTTCTAACATACTTTCAATGTTAGATTTTTTTATAACTTTTTTTATATATTTAAATCCATCAAGGTTGTCATGAAAAACATTTATTTTATAGTTTATCTTATAATTATTGTAATTATTGACATAGTTTATATAAACAATTATATGGGTTAATAGTTTTGATAAAAGACCAGCAAAAAATTCTTCTGCTTTTAGTTCATCAATATTAATATTAGTATTAATATTATCAAGATAATTAGATAAATAATTTAAGTTATTAGAATCTAAAATTTTTGATATTTCTTGTTTAGTATTATATAATATTTGTTGATTTGTATATTTACTATTATAATTTTTTGACCAAAATTCATTAAAAATATTGGAATTATAAAATGTAATATTATTATGTATAATATTACTAATAGCTGTTTTAAATTCTTGCAATTCTTTATATTCAATGGGATTAATAATATTTTTTGTTTTAAAAAACACTTCAACTATAAAACAGCTTATGATATATTTTTTTTCCAATAATAACACAAATGGGTACATTTTTTCTTTTAAGATATCATTAAATAATTCTTTATACTTTTTATAATATTTATCTTTATAAAAATACTTTGTAGCTTTTATTTCAACATTATTTTTATCAAATAAATAATAATATTTATTTGATAAATTTTTTATTGATCTATTTTCTATAGATTTTTGTATTAACCAAGCTCCATATGTAAAAAATTTTTGTTCATTATCAATCATATTAGCACCAGTATTCCCACTTTCATCTATATATAAATTGAATACAGTTTCTTTTAACATTAGTAAATCCTTTATAAATAATATATTATTTTTGTAGAAAAATTGTTGACATTTTTTCATCAAATATTATAATTAATTCCAATAAGAAAAGTAAGGAAAACCGAATGGATAAAATGATTACTTTGGTTACTAAGGTTATATAACTTACTACGGTGATTATAACTTTAGTTGTGGTTATAAAGCAGATCAAATAGTCTAATTTATAACTAGCCAAAGTGATTGGGTGGAAACACTCAACCTTCACTTCTTATATGGTTATTATATAGCATATATATTGAGTGTCAAGTATAAACTTTCAAATTATTGATATAATTTTAAGTATAATAATAATTATATGTTTGGTAATTATTATAGTAAAATTAAATAATAGGAATAAATAATGGAAATAATAAAAAAAAATAATAGGGGTGGAGCTAGACCAAATACAGGTGGTGCTCGTGAAGGTGCTGGCAGAAAAAAGAAAGATGATAGGGATAAAAAGACTAGTTATAGAATATCATTTAGATTAAATGAAGAAGAAAATGAAATGCTTAAAGAAATAGCCAAAGAAGAAGGAATGAGTATAGGGCAATATGTGAGGAAATGTGCATTAGAAAATATAAATAGGGTGTTGCGATAATAAAGGTTATCGTAACATAAAAATTATTAAAATTATAGGAATAAATATGAGTGTATCATCTAGAAACAATATTGAAGTAAATGAAAGTCAATGCTAGAATAATACAAAATACTCTAGCAACGAATAAAGATACATTTTTAGCATTATGTGAATTAATTAATAATTCTATACAAGCATCTGCATCTAAAATAGAAATAACTATTGATACTAGTGTGAATGATAAGGATGAATTTATAGAAAACTCCATAAATAAGATCATTATAAAAGACAATGGAGTTGGTGTATCAAAATCAGATTTAAATAAAAAACTTTTGGAAATGGCAAATAATAGCAAAATAACAGGTAGAGGTGTTGGTAGATTTTCTTCATTTCAGCTTGGAAAAATTGTAACTTTTGAAACTGTTGCATATGATATGAAAGAAAATGCTTTTATAAAATCAAGTTTTGTCCTATCTTTAGAAAATATAAAAGATCTTACTTTTGAACACCTTGATATAAATGTACAATATGAAAATATTGGTATTAATTCAGAATCTTATTTCCAAGTAACAATAGAAGATGGTTATTCAAATGATGCAGATTATAAAGACAAAAAACAATATAAAATTAGCGAAAAACTTTCAACAGAAGAAAAAGCTAAAAATAATATTTGGGAAAACATATTTATACATTATTACCTCTATATAATAGATAAAAAAGTATCATTTATTATAAATAATAAAGAATTAGATCCTAATAAATATAAGATATCATCTCAAAAATTTGATAAAGAATTTATTTCATTGGATGGAAATAAATATAATTTTAATTATGAAGCTATTGAATATAAAGATACAAAAAATAATAATAATAAAATTGTATCATTATTAGTTGATAATGATAATATAAAAAGTATAGCAGCATCTTACGAATATCATTTATCAACTCCAAATGTATCTTCTTGGGTAATATACATATATTCAGATATGTTTAATAAAGAAAAAGATGCATTTAGAAATATAGATATTAATAATATAGATGAAAATCTTACTCATTTAAAAGATGAAATAAAAAAACATTTGGATGACTTTTTCTACAAAGAATATAAAGATTATTATGATTTTGAAACTAATTTGAAAAAAGATAATACATATCCTTATAAAAAAAATACTCCATCAGAATCTGAAGAAATGGTTTATATAAGATTTTGTTATTGTATAGAAAAAAAATTTAAACTATTAGAGAAACAAAATAAACTAAAAAATATTATATATCCTTTAGTTAATAAATGTATAGCAGATGGAAATATAGCAATTATATTGGATAAACTAGGAGATTTACCAAAACCCCAAGTTGATGAATTAAAATCTTTATTAGATAAGGCAGATTTAGAATATATAGTACCATTTGCAAATGAAGTAGCTTCAAAACAATTATTTATAGAAAACCTTTCTGAATTAGCATATAATAAAGATTATAATGAATATATAAATGAAAGAGACCACTTACATAAACTAATAGAAAATAATTTATGGATATTTGGTTCTGAATATAATGGTACTAAAATAGTACAATCTGATAAAACTATATCTAAAACATTTGAAAGATTAAGAAAAAGTGTTTTTGGAGATGATGCTGATTTGTCTACAATAAAAGAAAATAAAGATAGAATGGATTTATTTGTATGGACAGAAATAGATAAAGGAAGTGCTCAAAAAAAAGAAATATTAGTAATAGAGCTAAAAAGATTTTCTAAAGAAATAGATAGAAAAGAAATAAATCAAATTTCTGAATATAAATTTGCTATTGAAAAAGAGCAAGCATTATCAAAAATAAATTACTCATATAAATTAATTTTAATAAGCAGTTATATATCGGAATTTGCAGAAAGCAAATTAGCAGATCCTAAAACTGGTTTATTAGAAACTTCAAATAGTTGTGATTTAAATGTTTATATTCTAAGATGGTCAGATATAATAAGTGAAAATAAACAAAAATTGTCTTATTTAGGTTCATATTTAAAAACTAAGGATATGAATGCTCTAGAATATATAAAAAATAATTATCCAGATATAAATATAAAAAAAATAGAATCTAAAATGAATCTAAAAAAGTGATATTTATATAATAATATTAAAAGGAAAATAAAAATGAATTTAAGCCAAATAATATCAATTATAGTATCGATTATAGGAGCTATAGTATCAGTTATAGGGGCTATAGTATCAGTCGTGTCATCATTAAATAAATATAAAATAGATTGCAATTTAGAGTTAATAAAGGAGCAAAATGATAGTAATCCTGATGTAAAATTACAATTAAAAAATTTAAATAAAGAAACAGTAATGAGTGTTTTTGATAAAAAGGGAACTATGTATATAAAAATAACATCAGACAAACCTGATTTCAGTAAGTATAGTGATTATGTTTGCAGGTATTTACAAGTATTAGATAACAAAAAATTATGTGAAATTATATATCAAAATAGAATAAAAGATATAGAAAAACTATTAGGTTCTAGTAATATACTTGACATTAAAGAAATTGACTATGGAAAAATAGTTTCTACCTATGATAAAACTAATATTATAGTTTATAGATATCCACAATTCAAAGAGTATGATACTTTTAATATAAATGAAAGAATAAAAACTATATGCACTGAATCTGTTCTAGTTTATAAAAATATCTTACCTGAATTATATAAAAAATTAGGATTTGATTTATTAATTGCTAATAGTTCATATCCTTTATTAGATGCTTTCTCTTATATGATAAATTATCTTTCAGCTGGAAAAAGATTTTTAGAAAATCAATTATATGAACACAATTTTGCTAATCAACTAAGGACATTTTTAATTACTTTAAGTAAATCAGAACTATTACAAGAAGAAGGAGTAAAATTAGTTAATGAATCGTTAAAAAAAGTTAATAGTTTACAAGAATTAATGGAAGAATATTATGATAATTTTTATAATACAGAAGAAATACCTATTAATATCATTTATTCAGACTATGTAAAATTATTAGAATTGGGCTTTAATACTATTATGCCAAATAAACTATTTTTAGAATTAACATGTAAAAATAAAAAATTATTTAATAGAAAAGAAACTCATAAGTTATATAGTTATATTAATATTGATTAGTAATATTATTTTATTTGATATAACATTTATTTGAAAAAGTCCACTTTATTAAATAAAAATATATTTATGAATAAAGTTCATAAATAATATAAGTAATTTATATTATTAATCGTAACAGGTAAATAAAAAATGAATAATGATTTAATTAGAATTATAAATGACATGATTTCTTCTTTTAGAGATGGGGCTATAGAAGGTGCAGGTGCTTATATTGCTTGTACTTTTTTAGATAAGATAAAATCATTTATTAAAGATAGAGATAATTTTTTTGAATATTTAAATAATAGATTATCAAAAGATTTAAAAGATAAAGAAATTGTAGAACCAGAAAGAAATATATTAATACCAAGTATGGAAGGTATATTATTAAATGAAAAGGAAACACCTTTACATGAAATGTTTTACAATCTTTTAAAATCCTCTATGGATAAAAATACATCAAATTTAGTACATCCAGCATTTACACAAATCCTAAAACAAATGTCTTCTCAAGAAGCAAGAGGATTGTTAGATGTATCAAATAATTATGAAATATATAGAATATACGATGCTTACTGCTTGGATGATTATAGAATAAATCAAATAGATATCATTAATAAAAATAATCGAAAAATTATATATAAAAATAATGCAAATTTAAATTATTCATATATTTTTGATAGATTAAAATCTTTAAATTTAATTTATTTTGAAGATAGCACTATAAATATGCCTAAATTAGATGTTTGTATTAATGAATATAATTATATTGTACATGATAGACTAAAACTTACTTCATTTGGTGAATATTTTATAAAAGTTTGTTATAATGATAAATGTAAAGAATTACTTGAGATAATAGATATTAAAAATTATTTTGAAAGTATACTAAAAAAATAATATTTCAATAAGACAAATTATCGCAACAGATGTTATTTTGAATATAATGCAATTCAAATTAAATTGATAATTTTTTATATTAGTAATATGGATTCTTTATATGTTTTAATGGCTAGGGGGTGGGTAAAATCTCTACAAGCTTTTAAGTTGTGCAACGAGTGGGGAGTCTTTTATATGTGGCGATAATTTTTTTATTAGGGGGTATGAAATTATTTTTCTAACTCTTTAATTTTATTTTCTAATTCTTCAATTTTTTTGTACTTTATTTCTAATTCTACAACTCTTTTTTTTAATTTCTGCATTTCACTTCCTTTCTCTTCGTATTCTTTTTTAGCTTTTGCAACACAAGCCTGCACAAAACCTCCAAATGTGGCATTTGAATAGTTAAATGGATCTGCTTTGCTATTTTTTACCATTTTTACAATCCATCGATATAAATCCTGATTAAAATTAATTGATACACTATTCCTTGAATCCATAAAATCTCCTTAAGATATTATTATAATTATAGTATTTATGACTAATAAAAATTATTTTCACACACAAAATAATATTTTGGGTGTAAAACATTATTTTTTTATATGATAATGAGTTGCTATCTTTTGCAACAGAGTTATTGTCATCATATAAATAATTAAAAGAGGTATTAAAAAATGGTTAATTTAAAAGAACTTTTTATCATACACAAAAAAGCATTTAAGTCATTTGAAGAGAAAAATTATAATGAAGCTTCATTTCAATATAAAGTATTACTAACACTTTTAGAAGAGAATAAGGAATATATAAATGATTATACTGATTTAAAATTAAGCATAGAAAGTAATATAGAGTTATGTAATAAAATAGAAAACTTTTTTTAATTTATTGAAAATAAAAAATGAAAAAAATAACTTTTTGAGGAAAAGAACTTGCTATCTTTCGCAACAGAGTTATTGTCATCACATAAATAATTAAGAAGAGGTAAATAACATGATTAACTTAACATTATTTTTGATTGATTATCAACAAGGTTCAGACTTATTAAAAGAAGGTAAATATAGTTCTGCAATAACTCGCTTTGAATCTTTAATTGAAATGCTTGATTATAACAAAGATACTATATCAGATTATAAAGAATTAAAAGAATGCATTAAGAATAATATAGAAGGATGTAAGCTATTAATGAAAGGATTTTAATAGATATCATAGTGGGGCATTATATGCCCCTTATATAAATAATTTAAAAGAGGTAAGAAAAATGCAAATAACTAATCAAGAAAAAGAGAAACTTCTAAATAGAAAATATAATGAAACAAAAGAAAATATAAAAGTAAAAATATCTAGTATATTAACAGGCATAGAAAATATAAACATAGAAATCACTCCATTTGATATTATAGTAAAGATAAAAGATGAAATTATAATAAGGGCGTCATTAGATATACATAAAAAAATAAGTATAAAATACTCTTATGAGAGAATATATTTAACTGATAATATAGATGATGTTAAGTTTGATTTATATAGAAATATATTTAATGCTTTTGATTTATTAAGAAAAGATAATATCAAAAATAAAGTATCTAAAATATTAGAAGAAGATATTTTTATATTCCATGATTTTATTTTTGATACATTAGCAGCATAATTTAATAATTTAACAAAATAAGGGGCATAAAAGCCCCTTATTTTTTGCCTTAATTTTTAATCGATAAATGAGAAAAAAGTTGTATTTTTGGAGGAAAAGAACTTGCTATCTTTAGGAACAGAGTTATTGTCATCACATAAATAATTAAAGAAGAGGTAATTAAAAATGAATAAACAATTAAAAAAAGAATTAGCAATAATAAAAAGTAATAATGAAGAGGCTACAAAAGAAATAAGGAAATTATTAAATAATAATAATTTATTTGCAGATATAAGAGAATATGATGCGGCAGTATATATTGAATATTATATAAATGGGAAAAGAAAACGTATTGAAATTATAGGAGCTAACATTAAAGACAATAAAACTGTATGCAATTATCCAATTTACTCTACTTATATAAATGATGAAACAAACGAAGATATTATGGAACATTATGCAGCATTGTTAAGATTATCCTCAAAAATATTAGAAAAAAAGACTATTAGAAATAAAATTAATGAAATATTAGATAGGTATATGAATAAAATAAAATATGAAATAGACAATTCGAAAGTATCGTGAATCTTTTTTAATTATTTATTAATTGGTACTTTATATATAATATATAAAGTACCAAGATTATAAGCTAAATACACCTTCAGATTCATAAATACTTTTTGTATCTTCAAAGTGATTTTTAATAACTCTATGAAGAGCCATAATAGAAGCTACAACACCATCAATTCTTTTATATGATCTTCGCCTATCAGGTTTAACAGGCAAATAATTATCTCTTCCGTCTGTTTTAACTTCACAACAGCTTATCATCCAATTAAGAACAGGATTATTACCATGTAGAAGTTTGCGTTCATCTATTGTTTTTTCAAATAAAGAAGTACCTTCAGACAAACCTCCGACTGCAAAAGACTGCCTAACTTGCTGCATTTTGAAGCCTTCATTTTCTAAGTGAGTTATTATTTCAATAGCTTTCCAGGGATCATAAGCTATCTCTATAATTTCAAAATCTTTAGCATCTTGTAATATTGAAGATTCTATAATATCAAAATCTATAATATCACCATTTGTTAAAGTAATTAAACCTTGCGAAGCCCATAATTCATAAGGCACTCTGTCCTCTTTAGAACGTTGCCTTATATTTTCTTTAGGCATAAAAAAGCGAGGCAAAAGTATATATGGATCATTATCAATCGTGTCAAAACATAAAACATAAGCGGCTATATCTCTTGTAGTTGCTAAATCTAATCCAATACAAGCTCTCTTTCCTTTTAATTCATTTATATTTATATTTTGATGTAAATAGGACTTAAGCCATCTGTCAGAAGAAATCCATACTTCACTAGCTTGAGTCCAAACATTTAAGTTTTTTGTAAGTATATCTGTTCTCTGTACAGGTTTATCTAATCCTTCAAATAACCTAGATTTTAAATAACTATCCTTTACAGAAATATTAATATTAGGATTAGCTTGGAAAATAATATTATTAATAAGTTCTTCTTGTTCTTGAGTATTTTGATTATTGTTTAATTTTTCTTTATACTCACTCATGAATATCCAAATATCTTTTATATTATCAGGTTCATATATTATGCAAAAGTATTCATCATTATTTAGAGAACCTTGTAATATTTGTTTAGCGTATTCATATTCAGAAAAACAAACAGAAGTTTTATCAAATCCAGCAGTTGTAATAATAAAAGTGAGAGGCTGTCTTCTAGCTCCCATTCCAGATTCAAGAACATTTAGAAGTTCATTATCTGGGTGAGCATGATATTCATCTACTATAACTAAATGCGGATTTAAACCATCTTCAGTATTACTGTCCTGTCCCAGTGGTTTTGATTTTGAGGCAGTATCTTTTTTCTTTGTAATTGTAGAAGTTTGTTTATATGTAATCGCTTCTTTATTGAGAGCTTTTGCTTTTCTTATTTGTCTTTCGCTTTCACTCCATGCAATTTTAGCTTGATCCTTTTTAGTGGCTATATAATATATTTCAACACCAGCCTCTGCAGGACTATCACAAAAAAAGCAATAATTACCAATACCAGATGCAAAAGTAGTTTTTCCATTTTTTCTGCTTACCTGAACGTATGCTTTTTTGTAACGTCTAAGTTTATTTTCTTTTCTTCTCCATCCAAATATACTTGCTATAATAAATTGTTCCCAAGATTCAAGTATAATATTATGATTTGCCCATTCTCCTTTTGTGTGAACTAAAGATTGAATAAAAGTAATAGGACGTTTAGCTTCATTTTCATCAAAATAAAAAGGATAATCATTGTTTTTTGATTTTTCTATATCATCTAAATGTCTTTTTACTGCTAAAAAAGCAGCCTGACATACAGGCAATTCTTTATTTATAACTTTATTAATATATTCTTCATAGCTATACATTATATTTAACCATTCATTAATTTTTCAAGCGGATCATCTGTATCCACTATTTCAGGAACAGGGACTTTCTTTTTGGAGGCAGGAGTTAAGCCAAACTCAGTAAGCATTTTAGTATATGCAGTTATAGCTTTATGATAAGCTAAATATTCGCCCATAGTTTGTGAGTTTTTTCCTGCTAAATAACCTGCTATAGAACCGCCTTCATCAATCATAGCCTCATAAAGATCCATAGCATCGCCATAGTGTAGGCATAAGAGCTCAAAAGCTGATAAATCAGCTCCATTTAACATGTTTTTTTCAACAAAAATTGGGGCTAATTCATTCCATTTTTTCAGAGAATACCCACAAAAATATTCTGGCGGATTAGGTATTTTTGAGGCTTTTTTTGGCTTATTTTGGGCGTTTTTTGGGGCTTTTTTAGCTTTCTCAGGCATTTATACTCCTTACTTACAATTTGAGTTAAAAATCTATATTAATAATGAGTAATATAATATTTTATAACTATAAGAAAAAATAATTTAGGAGCTTTTTATGTTTAGAAAAGTTGTAATTGGGAACTGTATTTTAATAAAAGGAAATTGCGAAAATGTAATGGAAGAATTAGAAAGTAATTCTATAAATGCAATTGCATCTGACCCTCCTTATTTGTATTTGAAACATAAATTAGATATCCCTTTTAATGAAGATAAAGTATTTGGAGAATGGAAAAGATTATTAAAAGATAACTCAATGATAGCTTTTTTTGGAAGAGGGGATGCATTTTTTAGATGGAACTTAATATTAGAGAAATTAGGATTTAAATTTAAAGAGAGTGCTGTATGGGAAAAAGAAAATGGTTCAAATTATCTTAATAATTTTTTAAGAATACATGAAGATATATCTTTTCGCAGTTTGGGGAATGCTTATTTAAGAAGGGAATATGTTGACTATTTGGAATATTACATAAATAAAAATAAATTAGATAGAATTGTTGATATATGGAAAAGTTTGAGAAGAGCATTAAACAACAAAGATAAAGATGATGTTATTAAATATATAGAAACAGGTATAAGAGAATTTAATTGTGAAACCAAAGAAAAATATGAAATAACTGCACGAAGACATCTACGTTCAAAAAGAGGGGTCAATTTATTTAAAACAGTAAAAGTTGGAAAAATAGAAACTTCAATTATGCGTTGTAATAGAGAGTGGTATAAATATCAGCATCCAACTCAAAAGCCTGTTGCCTTGATGGAGAGAATAGTAAAATTAATTTCAAATGAAAATGATACTATCTTAGATCCATTTATGGGCGGCGGCAGTACAGGTGTAGCTTGTATCAATGTTAATAGAAAGTTTATAGGTATAGAATTAGATGATGAATATTTTGATACTGCAGTAAATCGTATAACTAAGGCATATCAAGATAAAGAAAATGAGCTTAATAATGAGAAAGCAGCATAATTGTACTATAATAAAATTGCTTTTTAATAGCTTATAATTCCTTATATTTGCTTATATTTTTACCATAAAATATGGCTGTGTTTAAAAAAATAAGTAATACTATAACTAAGTGGCTATTCCCTGATTTTAGTCATTTTAATGGAAGTAACTTTTTATCAATACAAAATGATAAAACTTTATCAGCGGTAAATCCAAATACTGCTTTAACTTTTTCTACTGTATTTGCCTGCGTGAGGGTAATAGCAGAAAGTATAGCTACTCTTCCATTATTTGTATATGAGAAAAATGGGAATAATAAAACAAAAGCAATAAATCATCCTCTATATAGTTTACTGCATGATGCTCCTAATGATGAATGCACATCAGTATCATTTATAGAAAGTTTAATTACCCAAATACTTTTGCAAGGCAATGGCTTTGTAGAAGTTGTAAAAGATAATTTTAATAGAGTAACAGAACTTTATTTAATAGATTCAAATAAGATAAAAGTATATAGAGATTCAAGCGGCAATAAAATGTTTGAATATTATGATGATGGCCAAATAATAACTATGTCTTCAGCACAAGTTATGCATATAGCAGGGCTTGGATGGAATGGCATAATAGGTTATAGTCCAATAGGTATGATGCGTAAGCAAATCACTACAGGACTTTATCAAGATAATTTCGCACTCAATTTCTTTTCAAATGGTGTTAAAAAAGTTCCAATAATTACACATCCAAATAAATTAAGCAAAGAAGCAAAAAATAATCTTAAAGAAAGCTTCAGAGAGGCTTGGGACAAGGGTATCGTTGTGCTTGAAGAAGGCATGAAAGTAGAACCTGTAACAATGAACCTCTCAGATGCTCAATTCTTAGAAAGCAGAAGATTTTCAGTAGAAGAAATATGCCGAGTGTTTCGTGTACCTCCGCATTTAATAGGTGATTTAAGCAGAAGTACAAATAATAATATAGAACATCAAAGCATTGAGTTTGTAACGCATACTATAAGACCCTGGTGTGTTCGTATAGAAAAAGCATTAAATAGTTATTTATTAAGCAGTTCAGAGAGAAAAAAATATTATATAGAGTTTAATTTAGATGGACTTTTAAGAGGTGATACTCTTACAAGACAACAAGCTAATCAAATAAAATTTAACAATGGTGTTCTAAGTAGAAATGAATGGCGACAGATGGAAAACCTTAATGAAGTATCAGATGAATACGGAGATAAATATTTTATTAGTCAGCAATCAAGGTTAATAGAAGACATTGAGGGAGCTATTTCTGAAGATGATACTTATGAACCCATTTCTGAAGATGATACTTATGAGCCTATAAATAAAGAAGATTCTAATATAAATGATAAAAATAAAAAAATAGAAAAGGACAATAAAGATGCCAGCAAACAATAGTGAAATTAGAAATATAGACATTAGGTTTGAAAACAACACAGAAGATGAACCTCTTAAATTAAGAGGTTATGCTATAGTCTATAATGCTTTAAGTGAACCTCTTTATGGTGATTTATTTAGAGAGCGTATAAAAAGTGGTGCTTTTACTAAGTCTTTAGCACAAGATGATCAAGTATGCTTGTGGGGGCATGATACAAGATATGTTTTAGGCAGAAAAAGTGCTGGTACATTGATTTTAAGAGAAGATGAAAAAGGCTTATATTTTGAAGTGGAACTTCCAAATACTACTTGGGCAAGAGATTTAAAAGAAAGCGTAAACAGAGGCGATATAAAGCAAATGTCTTTTGGCTTCAAAGTAAAAGAAGATGAATGGATTGATGATGAAGACATAATAAAAGAATATGGAATGCCAATTCGTGAAGTAAAAGAAATTGTTTTGCGTGAAATATCATTAGTTACATTTCCAGCCTACCCTCAAACAAATGTTAGAGATAAAAATGATATATATGTTCCAAAGCCGCCAATAAAAATTACTGATGATGGCTTTGAAGATAGAACTATAACATACAAAAAAAATTAAATCTATTAAAAATCAAAAATAATTAAGGAGCTTTTATGACACCAGAAGATTTAAGAACTAAAATAGCAAACTTGAAATCAGAAAATGCTTCAGACTTAACAAAAGTTGAAGACCTTATGTCTCAAAGAGATTCATATTCTGCTATGAGCTTAGAGGAGAGAGCAAACAAGAAAGAAGATATATCAAAGCTAGATAATGATATAGATACTTTAATGCAAAATATAGAAAATAGAAATAAGGAGATAGAAAGAAATGATAAACTTTTATCACTTCAAACTAAATCTTCTATGAATAAAAGAAATATAGTTGATGATTTAGACTCTTCTACTGCTAACAATGACACAGAATTAAGAGATAAAGTTACTAGATGGTTAAGAACAGGAGATGATAAAGAAGTAAGAGAAGAACTTCAGGCAGGAGTGGCAGAAGCAGGCGGCAATACTATAGCACCTCAATATCTTGTAAAAGATATAATAAAAGGATTGGATTCATCTGTAGAAGTGAGAAAAAGAGCATATATAATTCCTGCTATGAATGGTTATGCAAGCATAGGAATACCTACACTTGAAAATGATTTAAATGATTTAGACTGGACACCAGAAATAGGCGAAGTTACAGAAGATAAAAATATGTCTTTTGGTAAAAGAGAAATGAAAGCTAATCAATTAACTAAATTAGTTAAGGTAAGCAAAAAATTAATTAGAGACAGCAATATAGATGTTCAAAAATTAGTTCAAGAAAGAATAGCATACAAGCTATCTGCTACTTTAGAACATAATTATTTATATGGAAATGGTACAGGAAAACCTCTTGGTATTTTCGCTCAGACTTCAGACAACAGTTCTAGTATTCCAACTGATAGAGATATAGCTGTTGGAACTACAACAGCTGCTATAACCTATGATGGATTAGTAGATGCTGTAAGCGGTTTAAAAAGCGGATATCAACATGGAGCTGTATGGATGCTTAATAAAAAAGCAGTTGCGGCATTAAGAAAACTAAAAGATAAACAAGACCGTCCTATTTGGAATGAAAGTTTACAAGCAGGACAGCCTAGCATGCTTTTAGGAATACCTGTTGTGCAAAATGACTTTATTGAGGATAAATTAGAATCTACAAAATATTTTGGATTCTTAGCTAATTTATCTCATTATTGGATAATGGACAGCTTATCTATGGAACTTCAAGTTTTATATGAATTATATAGTGCAACAAATCAAGTTGGATTCCAAGTAGGATACTATGGAGATGGTGCTCCTGTTCAAAAAGAGGCTTTTGTAAGATTGGTAGCACATGATAAACCATTTGCAAAATCAGTTGCTGAGCCAGCTGGTTAATAAATAATTAGTTTTAGGATATAAAAATGAGTAGCAAACCTGAGGATATTAATGAAAATATAGATATTGATGTCTCTAGTGTTGTGGAAAGCGGAGATGATGACAGAGTTGTTACTTTGTCAGAGTTCAAAAAGTTTCTAAACTTAGAAGGCATTGATTATGATGATGATATATTGCAATTAACTTTAGACAGTGCAATCAGCTATTGTAATAAAGCTAATGAAACTGAATACAAAAGAATTGATTGTCCTCCTGAAGTTCGATATGCAATACTTGGGCTTGCTGCTCATTATTTTGAAACTAAAACAGGAGAAGCAAGTCAAAGTGAAGACGTAGCTTTGAAAGGAGTTCATAGGCTGTTAACTATAGCAAGGGAAAATATAACCTTATGAAAGTAGGGAAATTAATTCATACTATCACTTTTTATACTAGCACATATATAGATAATGGAAACGGAACAGGAAATAATGAATTAGTAGAGCTTAAAAAAGTTAAATGTTCTATTGAAGATATAACATACAAAGATATAGAGCAGGGAAAAAGAAAAGATTTAGAAAGTACATTGAAGGTGCATACACATTATTTCAAAGAGTTTGATACCAAAGGAATGATGGCCAAAATAAATCATGAAGATGACATTTATGAAGTCATTTATAGAGAAAATGTTTCATATAAAAATATAGAGTGTATTTTTACAATAAAGAAATTAGTAAATAATAAAAACGGATAATATGTCAGGCGTAAGCAGAAAAACTTCTATAAGTATACAAGGACTTGATGAGTTTAGAAAAACTTTAGAAGAATTAGGCGGCGATTTCAAAAAAGCAATAAAAGCAGGTGCTAGAAAAGCAGGAAATGAAATAGCAAAAGAAGCTAATGCAGAAGCTAAAAGCAGAGGTTGGACTGAAGATAAATACTATGATGTAAAAGAAAAAAAGTCATCAAAAGGAAGCGATACTTCAGTTGCAATAAAAGTTGGTACTTTAGAAGTTAGCGGCACAGGTGCTCCATCAAAAAATAAAATAATATGGTATAAAAAGAAGGGTGATAGATATTATGTTCGTTTCCCAGAGTATGGTACAGTTACTCAAGCACCGCAGCCTCTTTTAATTCCTACTTTTGAAAAGAAGAGACCTGTTATAGAACAATATATAAAAGAAAGCTTACAAAAAGCAATAGACAAGGCAAATAAAAAGAAATGATTGAAAATGCCATATATACAATACTTAAAGAATTAACAGAAGATAAAGCAGATGGTGTTTATTTAGATTTTGTTAATGATTCAACAATAGATAAAAATAAGACATATATAGTTTATTCTTTAATAAGCAGCACACCGCATTATAATTTTGAATATGGCAGGAATGTTTATCAAATAGCTGTATATTCTAATGATCTTAGTAAAGCATTAAATATTCAAAGAGATATAGGGAAACATTTTAGCAATTTAATAGATATTATTGAAGATACAGAAATATGCGGATGTGATGTTTCAAATGAGACACATAGCTATGTCGAAGGCTTTTATCAAGCTATCAGCATAATAAATATATTATATAAATATTAAAAGGAGACATCATGAGTCAAACATATGTACAAAATAAAAGAACAATAAGAACTGGAAGTGCCAAACTTCTAATAGGAGATAGGTTTGATAAACTTGTAGACATAGGAGCTGCAAGAAGTATTGCCCTTAAAGAAACTATTACCACAGCAGATATAGAAAGTGATAATGCAGGCGTTGTAAATACATTAACTACAGAACATAAAATGGAAGTAACTCTTGATAGTTTAGAAATAAACTTTGAGAAATATGCTATGACAAGAGGCGGCATAGATAATATAGATACTTATGATGGAAAAACAGAAATAACAAAAGCATATATAGTTGGATCAGATACATATAAAAGAGGCGAAGAGATAAAAGTTCCATTTAAGAACGCAGATGGAAGTGATGTTACCATCACAAAAGTAGAAAAGAAAAGCTCTACAGGAAATATTTTGATAGAAGAAACAAGCTATGAGAAAATAGGAACTAATGGAATAAAAATTACAGATAATAATATATCTCCAAGCACAGATACTTTAGTTATTACATATAAAAGAATAATGCCTAAGATGGTTCGTATGACTACAGGCGGAAAAAGCTCTATTGTTAAACCTAAATGCATAATGTTAGTTAATACAAATGCAGAAGGTAAAGAATTAAGAGTATATTTACCTCAGGCTGCTATAACAGGCGGTTTAGAGTTTAGTTTCCCTGCTGACAAATCGCAAGATGTACTAGTTGGAAAATTAAGTTTCTCAGCAAGTACATCAGGAAGTCAGGAAAGCGGCGAACAGTTGGCTTGGTATGAAGATGAACAATCTGTAAGCAATGATGAAAATGAAACAATAATAGAGCCTCTTACTTTAGAAAGCAATAAACAAAATGTAGATATATCAGGCACTGGAAGTGATACAGTTGTATTAACTTCAAATGCTGATGAGATAAAATATGCAGTAGAGCCTTCAGAACAAGGTTTTTGTGATATAAGCTATGAAGAGGAAACTAAAACTTTCACTTTCAAAGGAAAAACTCCAGGACAAGCTACACTAAAAATCACAGCTAAAAAAGCAGGCTCTGAAGACAAAACTTTAGATATAGATATTAATATACAAGAATAAAATAATTAGGGGGATAATAGAATAATGGAAGTAACTATTGTAGATTTAGAAGAGTTTACAAAGAAAAAAGCAGTTTATGCTAAATTAGGTGATTATAAGATTAATGTTAATGATGTACCAGTACAAGTGGCATTAAAAGTTAACGAATATCATAATAACATAAGAACTGGAGAATCAGTAGACATAGGACTTCTAATAGATGAAGTCGTAATACCTGTAATAAAGCGAACTAATGAAGATCTTACAAAGGAAGATATTTTAAATAAGTTTAGTTATGATCAAATAATGAAAGTAATGAATATGATATTTGATTGCTTTTTCTCAGCAGGAACTGAAACCTAAAAAAGAAGATAATAAAAAAAAGGTTAAAAGTAGAATTAATTAAGTTACTTGCCCATTTAGCCAACTGTTTCGGTTGGACAGAAGAGTATATGCTGAGCATGAGTCTTTCAAGACTTATGCTCTATTATACTGCATCATTGCAGCTGCCATATACAATAGAATATGAAACATATAATGATGGTAATATTACTGAAACACAAGAAAGAAATAAGAAAATAAAAAGAGAAAAGCAAGGACTTTGGGAAGTAGAAACCATTACAATTGATAATTAATAGCGGAACTATTGGAGTTAAAGATTAATGAGTAGTTTAAATGTTAGTATATATGCTGATGCATCACAAGCCATTGAAGCATTCGGCAAACTTAAAGACAGAACTACTGATTTAGAAAAAGGTTTTAATAAAATAGGAAAGGCTTTTTCTAATTTTGGTTCTTTAGCTACCAAAAGTTTAACTGTCCCAATAGTTGCTAGTACCACAGCAATGGGACTCGCTTCTAAAAAAGCAATAGAGTTTGATAATGGAATGCGTGAAGTTCTTACTTTGCTTCCAGAGTTAGGCAATGAAAGTTTTGAGAAATTAAAGAATCAAGCTTTATCTTTTTCAAAGGATATAGGTAAAGCACCAGAAGAAACAGTAAAAGCACTCTATCAAGCTTTATCTGCAGGCATACCACGTGAAAATGTATTTGAGTTCTTAAAAACAGCAGGAGAGGCTTCTATTGCTGGAGTTAGTGATTTAAAAACTTCAGTTGATGGATTAACAAGTGTTACTAATGCTTATGGCTCAGAAATATTAAATGCTCAAAAAGCCTCTGATATAATGTTTCAAACAGTAAAATTAGGCAAAACTGATTTTACACAATTATCAAATAGCTTATTTAATGTTATTCCAATAGCTTCTGCTATAGGTGTTCAGTTTGAGGATATAGGAGCAGCCATTGCGGCAATGACTGCTCAGGGTGTTCCTACATCTGTGGCAACGACACAAATTAGACAATCTTTAGTAGAACTTAATAAAGAAGGTTCAGTTGCTTACGAAACATTTAAACAGATATCAGGTGAAAGCTTCAAAGACTTTATAGCAGGAGGAGGCAACCTTCAAGAAGCTCTTCAAATGATGAGCGATCATGCTGAAAAAACAGGAAAAGAAGTTACAAGTATGTTTAGCAGTGTAGAAGCTGGCAACGCTGTTTTAGCTTTATCTGGTAAAAATGCAAGTAAGTTCAAAGACTATTTGGATCAAGTGAGAAATAGCGTTGGAGCTACTTCTGAAGCATTCAAAAAAATAGATGATGGTGCGGCAAGACAATTTGAAAGACTTAAAGCAGAACTCAGTGCTTTAGTTATAGAGTTAGGCAATAATGCTCTTCCATTAATTAACGAAAGCTTTATCCCATTATTTAGAGATACTTTAGTGCCAATAATTGATGATGCGATTAGAACTATATCATCATTAATAAAAGCATTTAATAATCTTCCAGCTCCTTTGCAAGCGACAACAGTTGGAATTATAGGAATTACAGCTGGCTTGGGACCCGCTTTGCAAGGTATAGGAACTTTGAGAAAATCTTTTGTAGAAACTAAAAAAATACTTAATGATTTTAAAGGTGCTATTGGCTCATTAAAAACATCTGTAAGTTCTATCCAAGCATTAAGCACTGTTTGGAAAGGTTTTAATACAGTTGTACTTGCAAGCCCTGTAGGAGTTGTAACTGCTTTAACAGCAGGACTTGGAGCTTTAGCTTTAAAAGCATATAAATTAAATCAAGAATATAAACAATTAATAGAAAGCTCTCAAAAACTCACTAGCAGCACAAAAGAATTAAATGACAATGCTTTTAAAGATTTAGGTTTATTCCAAGAGTATCAAAAATTAGCAAGTTCTAAAGAACTTGATGCAGCGGCAACAGAAAGATTAAATCAAGTTACTGAAAAGCTTACTAGACTTTATCCTAATTTAAAAACAGTAGTTTTAGACGGCATAACATATATAGATTCTGCTACTATGAAGCTTGAAGATTATAGAACAGCAGAAGAAGCCACTAATATACAAACTATAGAATCAACAATTAAAGAATTAGAAAAGCAAAGAAAGATTTATCAAAAAGCCCTCGAAGGATGGAAACAATCTTTATATGCTATAGGTGCTGATGATAATTATATACAAAGAGAACTAGATCTTGGTAATTCATCTGATTATAACGAATTAAAGAAAGTAGAAGATGAATTAGCAAAATTAGAAAAACAAAGAAATGACTTAAATCAGAACATGCAATTAAGGCAGTCCTTGACAAGGGACGGAATAGATTTAGAAACTAAAGAGCAGAAGGCTAATCAAAAATCTATAGATGCCATAAAAAAGAAATCTGATACTGTAAAAGAACATACTAAAACTTATGAAGATTATTTAAAAGAATTAAAAAAAGCTGAAGAAGATGAAACTAGAAGAGTAAAAAATCTTAATGCTTTAGGTGCTGAAATAAGCGATGCTGATGCTTTAGAAGCTAAAAAAAACAAAGTAAGTTCTATACTTACAGAAATGAGTACAGCATTAAACTTGAATGCTAATCAGATAAAATATTTAAGTCAGAATTATGGTTATGCTTTTGATAGTATAAAGACTGATAGATTTGATGAATTAGTAAAAGAGATAGAAAACAGCATAACAGCTTATGAAAGAAATGTTGAAGTAGCAGAAGAGTTTGGAGAAAAAATAAGCGAAGCTGAAAGAGAAGGTGCTAAAAGTGAAATAGTTCGAAGCGGCATAGAAAGTATAACAAACGAAATAAAGCTTACAAATGAACAAGTAGAGATATTAAAGCAGAAGTTTGGAGATTTATGGAAAGTTAATACTTTAGATTTTAGCTCTTATTTTGCTTCAAACTGGAGCAACATGTTTAATGATGTAGCAGATAATATGAGCGATCTATATACTGCTGTACAAGATTTAAAAATACAAGCTATAGAGTTTGAAATAGATAAAACAGAAGAGCGTAAAGAATTAGCATTAAAAGCTATAGAAGAAGAGAAAGCAGCAAGGCTTGAAGCTTTAGGAATAATGGAAAACTCTCAAAAGCAGAGTTTATTAAATGAAATTAAACAGCTTAAAAATAGACAAAATGTAGCCTTAGGACTTTATGAACAGGAAAGAATAAAAGCAGAGCTTGAGGAAAAACAGAAAGAGCTGTCTAAAATACAAATAGAAGAAGAGGCAAAGGCAAAACAGTTAGAAATAGAAAAAAATTACAATAATGAAAAAATGAGGCTTGAATATAATTCAAGATTAGAAAACTGGAAAATGTCTTTAGCACAAGGTACAGCTTCAATGGCACAAGCAGCCATTAATGCCTTAGCATCTGCGATGGCAGTTCCTTTCCCTGCCAATTTAGTAGCTTATGCTACTCTTTTAGGCGTAATAGCAAGCGGCAGTATTAATTTAGCAACACTCAGTCAAGCTAAACCTCAAGAGCCTAAATATTTGGCAAGAGGCGGAGTTGTAGAGAGAAGACAGGGAGGAATTAATGCTGTTATTGGTGAGGGTGCTAATGATGAAGCTGTTATTCCTCTTGAAGATAAAATACTATCTAAAATAGGAAGCAGCATTTTTGAGGCTACTGCTAATAATGATCAAAGCTATAGTGTAAAAGATGCATCTGATGTTTCATATAATCAGCCTATTTACTTAATGCTTGATGGTAAGATAGTAGCAGCTACAATGCTTAATTTAAGCAAACGTGGAGTTAAAGTTGTTAGCCAGAGAGGTATATTATGAGGTTATTACATAATAATATACTTAATCTTTTTCCAGTTAGTATATTAGAAGCTGAAGAAGATGATTTTTTCCCTGTTTCAAATATGTTTAACTATCAGACTTTAGAAGTGGGAAGATTCAAAACAGATGAAAGAGCAAGTTTATTTGTAGATGGGAAAGGGATAATAAACTCTTTTGCTATATTTAATACTAATGTGGAATATTTAACAGTAGAAATAGAAAATATATATGGTAAAATAATTAACTATACTGTTTCTATAAAAAATAATTTTGGAGTTTATAATATATCTCCTGTAGAGTTTACAAGAATAAAAATAACTTTTCATAAAAAACCAGACGGAAATATGCTTGAATGCGGATATCTTATTATAGGGGAAGCTGTAGATTTTCCTCCGCATGATAAACAAAAAAACTATACTGTAAATTATACTCATGAACAATTTTTTTCTACAAGTAATCATTATTTTTGCAGAAGGCTTCCTGTTAAAAAATATGATACTTGGAAAGTATCTTTTCCATACTTAACTAATGCTGATAGAGAAAAAATAATTAATTTTTTTGAAGTTAATAATTTTGTAACCTTTTGTGCTTCAAGTATGGATTGAAGAAACTATTATGCCAAACATAAGGCACAACATATATAATATTGGAAAATATGGACAAGCAGTATATGTAGATAGAACAAAAGTTACTTATCCTAAATATTATATGAAGTCTGGGCTTTATGTATGTACTAATCAAGAAATAGATTTCAAAAAAGGAAAGAGTGATTTATATCAATATTCTACGGAATTGACTTTTAGGGAAATTAAATAATATGTTTGAGTTAATATATGAGCCTTCATGCATTCCTCTTACACTTGAAGAGGCATATAAAAAACAAAATTATTTATTAAAGCATATAAGATTTTTGCATACTGCTTTTGAAGGAATAAAAATAGATTTTTCTAATAATAGCAAAATGCCATTTATTAAGAAAGGCTCTATATGTATGTTTTGTTATTCCCTATATGAAGCTAAAGAAGATATTATATTAAATGATAACACTAATAGTGAAAGCAATAAATATATACTGCTTAAATTAATTAACAATGGACAAAACCTAGAAGCACAAGTAGTTAATAGCTTGGACTGCTATTATAATGAGGAGCTAGGCGGTTTTTATTTGATTAGTAGTGAAGGAATAAGCAAATATATTCCATTGGTTATAACTAAAGCAGGATATTATCAAATAGATTATTTTAATATGTATAATAATGAGGTAAGCTGATGTTTAGAGTAATTAGAGAAGCTGAAGAAAATCCAAGCGATTTACTAAATAGCTATAGGCAGCAGAATATTATTATGCAAAAAATGCGTATGCTTCATACTGCTTTTGATGGTATAAAAATAAACCATTGGGGTGATAGTGATAGAGAGCTGCCTGATATTTTAGCAGGAAGTATCTGTGAGTTTGAGGGCAGACTTTTTGAAACTAATGAAACAATTAAGCTATCAGATTCTTCATCATCAGAAGGTTCAAGATTTATTAAATTAGCAATAGTTAGAGATGCTAATAATAGCAATAATGATTATTTAGAAGTTCAAGTTGTATCTAATAATTTTCCATCTTATGATTACAATAATAGAGGTTTTTATCATTTAGACTCACAAGGCAGATGTTTAGATAAATATTTAAGGCTTAGTATGAAGTATAGCAGTGCTTCAGGCGGATATGTAGAAAAACAATATTGGAATATTAATGACTTTCAAAGAAAGGGACTTATATTAAAAAGAAAAACAGTTAGCTTTGTAGCAGGTACTCATGAGTTTACTTTCCCAAGCGATGTTAATAGCATTACAGTTCATATATGTTCTGGCGGCGGCGGCGGATATTATGGACTTGGACAGCAAGCAGGTACAGCCCCAACAGCAGGCGGAGACTCTCAAATATTAATAAATGATAGAGCTATAACAACCTGTCAAGGAGGGCAAATAGCAGTAAAGACAGGTACTACCACTTTTAGTGGAGGAAGAGGCGGAGTTCCAAGCGGACAAGGAAAATTAATTAATGGAAACAATGGAACTGTTACAAGATATGATCAAATAAATCCAAATACAGGTGCAATATTTAGCAATAATACCACTTTAGCAAAAGGCGGAAATGGTGGTAATGGTTCTACAGTCGGTTATGCTTCAGGCGGCGGAGGAAGCGGAAGTGCTGCTATAGTAGATATTACAAGATCAATGTTAGGAGCTTCACAAAAAGTAAAAATAGTAGTTGGAGCTGGCGGTGCTGCTGGTGTGAACCCTTCAAATAATGCAAATGGAGCAAGAGGACAAGATGGTTCAGCAGTTATAGAGTATATGCAAAAATAGGTTTTATGAATGCTTAAAAGTTTCGCCAATATTATAGAGCTTGATATTTCTAGCCCTGATACTAAATTAATATTTGCACCTTCTGGAGGTGTGTGGATTGCCAGCATTAATGAAATATATTCATCATACAGCAATTCATATTTTAATGAATTATTTAATATTAAAGAAAGTGAGTTATATAATTTATTTAATATCGGTTCTATAAGTGTTGATAATGATAGAGGATATGTAGAAGTATTTTCTTTAGAAGCTCTATATAAACAAAATAAATCTTACTATCAATATAAAAAAGATAATATTAGTTATATAGCTATACATTTTAATAACTTTGAAACTATTTATAGCAAAAAGAATATTATTATAAATATAAAAAAATTATTCTCTACTCGTGAATGGCTTGATAGTAATAATGATTTTATTACTGAATTAAATAATATGTATATAGAGCCTAGAGTTGAGGAAATAGATACTGCAGATATAGAAGGAGATTCACTTGCATTTGACACTATTCAAACAAATGAAATGTCTGTTACTTTAAGAAATGAGGATGGGCTATTTGATGATTTTGCTAATTTATATGGCAATAGATTTTTAGTTAGGCAGATATTTGACAGCAGTGATTTTGAGGATTCAAAGATAATATTCTCAGGTTTTATTCAAAAGCCTGAATATTCTTTTTTAGAAACAGTAACTATTACTGCATCAGATATGAGAGCTTCTTTCTCTACTGAACTTCCTAAAAATGTTTTCAGTGAAAAAGAATATCCTGATTTAAAAAACTTCCCAGAGAATGTAGAAAGCGGTGAAGATAATATTGATACATGCAGAACTTTAGCAGCAGGGCATGGCATTACAGTAAAATTAAAGCCTATAAAATATTATACTCCTGATATATTAAACCCTGATTTAATACCAGAGGTAATTTTTGAAATATGCGACACTTCAAGGCATGCTATAGAAAATATTGTTAATAGGAATGACAAGCTTGATAATAATAAATTAAAACCGCATGTATATTTTATAGAAACACCAGAAAGTGAAAATGAAATATTAGAAAAGAACGGAACAGTTATAAGCGGTGAATTAGAAATCTTTATTCCTGAGTTTAAAGATTATAACGATGGAAAAGGAAGTCAAAGAGTCTGGACTTTAGATAAAGAAAAAGGTCAATTAATTTTTAGAGGACATAAACAAGTACATTCTATAACAGATACTAATGATAATTTATATGAAATATATGCTGAAATAGATATTCCGCCTTATAAATCTTTAACTTTAATGAGGGAGGTTTTAGAAGATTATGAGAACATAGCATACATTAAAGAAAATTATAACATAGAGAATTGGCAGCTTGAAGAAGAACGTTCAAGGGAAATAGCCGTTCTTCTTGATAATGATAACAAAAAGACTACACTTGATTTAATAGGGGAACTATCTTTTTTAGAGCAAGGAAGATTAGAAATCTATGATAATAAAATAGATTTCATTAGTACAAGGTTTCGTGAGAATAAAGCTAAATACAAATTAAAACAATACTGCATGGGCAGGGTTGATAAGACAGTAGAAAGCGATGAGTATTTATCAAGCTGCAGTATTAAATATGATTTATTAAAATCAACATATAAAAATACTGAGTTTGAAGAAGAAGCTAAAAAGAAGCATAGAATAAATGCTCATGAAGAGTTTGAAACTTTATTAAAACTAAAAGAAGATGCTATTAGCTTATCTAACGAAATAATGAAAAGCAGATACTTGCTAAAAGAATATTATACATTTGAATATTATGAAACTTTAGATTTTCTAAAGTTGTTTGATATAGTAGAAATAGAATATGAAAGAGAAAACGGAAGTTATTATATAAAACCATGTCTTTGTGAAATTATCAAATTAAACATATTTGATAATGTAATAAAGCTAAGACAAATATAAAAACAGGAGTTTATATAATGACATCATTGGGCGTTTTAGCCATAAGCGAAATGGATACAGATGATATAGCATATAGAATAGATTGCTATAATTGCATAGAATTAAAAATAGATATAGAAAGAGTAGCTGAGAAACTTAATATTAAAAAGCCATTTTCTGTAAGAGATGCAATTGAAATATCTGATTATATGAATATGGAGGATAATAGGTTATGAAAGATATAAGTTGCAATATTTGTGATAAAAGAGAAAAATGCACTAAATTATGTCCTTCAATGATAGAGCATTTACAAACAATTAGCGGCAAAAAATTATCATACTTAGATATGACGTCTTATAATTCTGATAAAAATATAGATGATGTTGAAGATTTAAGTTTATATACTTATGGTCTATCTAAAGTTCAAGAACGTGATGTGAAACGTATTATAATTGCAATACTTCCTAAAGATCATATAGAAGTATTAAAATTATATTCCAATGGATATACTCAAAAAGAAATCGGCGAAAAATTAAATGTCAGTCAAAGCAGTATTTCACAGAAATTAGAACATATAAAAAAATCTTTAAAAGATAGTATTGTAGCAGTTTTATCATATTTAGTTTGAATTATCCTTATATTTTTCATTAATAGGTATAAATAAAGATATAAGGATAGATTATGTCAAAAACTGATGTAAAAGAACTTACTAAAAAAAGAAACTGCATTAATAGAAAAATATCTCAAATTAAAAGATGAAGAGAAAAAAAATAAAGAAAATATTGAATCTATAAAAGAAGATGTTATTAAGATAGTAAGTGCCCATAACAATAAAATAGAGTATGATGGTCGCAGTATTATAAAAGGAAAAAAGGTAACATATCGATATAGCGAGGCTATAGAAAATATAGAAACAGAACTTAAAGTTCTAAAAGAAAGAGAACAAACACTTCAAATAGCAAATGTATCTAAAACAACAGAATATGTAAAAGTTTATGATCCTGAAGAAGATGATAAGGAGTAATTTTATATGCTTAATGAAAATATTTTAGAAAAAATAGGTATAAATAAGAAATGGCTTGATCCATTAAATAATGCTTTTAATAAATACAATATTACAGACACTAAAGAAGCTGCAATGTTTTTAGCACAAACAACTCATGAAAGTAATAATTATAAAAGACTTGAAGAGAGCTTCAAATATACTCCGCCAAGACTTTATGATGTATTTAGAAAAAGAGTTGGAAGTTTAGAAAATGCTAAACAATTATGTCTTCAAGGAGCTGAAGCTATAGCTAATTTTGTTTATGGCGGACGTTTAGGCAATGCTGAAGATGAAGGCTATAAATATAGAGGCAGAGGAATAATACAGCTTACTGGAAAAAGTAACTATAAGAAATATGGTAAAAAAATAAATGTTGATTTAGTTAATAATCCAGATTTAGCAAAAAAAACAAACAATGCAATAGAGATTGCATTATTATTCTGGCAGGAGAGAGGCTGCAGTTTACTTGCTTGTCAAGGAGATGTGAAGGGTGTTACTAAACTTATTAATGGCGGATATAACGGACTGGAAGACAGAGAAGAAAGGTATAAAAAATATTAAAAATATTAGAAGGTTAATAAATGTCCCCTAAAAAAACAACTCAAACAGCTTCGCAAGAAAATACAATTAGTACTCTTGAAAAAAGATTAATGCATGTGGAACATACTGTTGGTATAAATGAAGATGGCACAAAAAATGGCAACGGTCTTATACATAAAATAGAAGAGGTAAAAGAACAAATTAAAAACCTCAGCGATGATATAAAAAGTTATGATACATATTTAGATAATTTATCAGAAGATATAATTAAAATAGATTTTAGATTAGAAAGACTGGAAACTCAAATTAAAGATTTTTTAGATGAATTAAAAGAAATAAAAAAGAGTTTAGAAGGTAATATCAATATTAACACTTTAAGTAATATTCGTAAAGCTATAGTGGGAATTGCTGCCGTCCTAACAGGATTAGGAACTATAATAGGTTTTATAATTCATTTTGCTAAATAATAAAAAATAATAGGAGCTAACATGATGCCAATAATAACTGCTTTTTTAAGCAAAATAGACAAGAGAATATTTATAGCTATTGGAATAGTTCTTTTCGTAGCTATTTTTATTATATTAATGGCTGTTAAAGATAGTGAAATACGTCAGAAAGAAAAAGAGATTGCTGAGTATCAAGAAAATATTAATGGCTTGGAGCTTAAAACTCAAACGCTTCAAAGTGAAATACAATTTATACAGGAAAATCAAAAGTTGCAAAATAGCTTTAGTAATTCAGATGCTATAATTAAAAATATAGATAAAGAATCACTAACAAGGATAGAACATGAAACATTTAATAGCATATCTAATAACTTTTATAATTATTTTAATAATATTACCTTCCTGTCAAGCACAAGTAAAATATGTAAAAATACCGCTTTCTACTCCACCAGAAATATTCATTATAAAAGAGGCTACAAACAGACAGGATTTAATGAAAAGATATCAAGAGAGTATTATAAAAATAGGAGAGTGGCAAATATGGTACAACGCCCAAGTTGGAACGAATTATTTTTACTATAAAAAATAATGCCAAAATAGGAATTATAGGAGCTTCATTATGCCATTAGAAAAACCTGATATTTATAAAGAAGTGCAAACCCTTCAAGATGGTGAAACTGTATATGCTCAAGATCATAATCAGATAATAGCAAATATAGAACAATTAAAAGGCGGCAAAGCTAATGAAGCTCCTGTATCTAATATTAAAGAATTAAAAGAGATATTAGATAAATTAACAACAAATGGTTCTCTTAATGCTTCTAGTATTTACTTTGATAATACAAAAGCTCAGCTTAAATATATAAAATATAATTTCCCAAAGTTTAAGTTAGATATACCAGAAAAATATGAAATAATATTTACCGATGGTGAAGGCGAGAGAGTATGTCAGGCATTTATAGAAAACCTAAATGACGGCACATATAGATTTAATTCTAATATATCAGATTATTATTGTAATATTGGTTTTGGCGGAAGAATAATATTTGTTTCGGCATTTAATACACCAGAAAAAATGTATTCCATCCTTTCTCAATTTTTTGATGTAAATATAAATAAAGTTTATAATTTAGATAGTGATGAGGTTAGCGTATCTACAATTTCTGAAGAAGATATTTTCTTCAATATTTCAATAAATAATAGAGAATTATGTTTCTTTATTATAATAAAGAATAAATACTTAGCTGCAAATAATTACAATATTTTTTTAAATATAAAAAATAGAGTATTAAATAGATTAGATAGAAATCTATTTTTTAGTAATAATTTACAGCCTCCTTTTTTTAGATTAGAACTAGTAAGAAAAGACAATAAAGTAAAAGTTATAGGATCTTATCAGCATATTAGCGGTATATCTTCATTGATATGCTATAGTCCTATATTAGAAAAATATTTTAATATTATAGGCAGTAATGATGATTTAATAAATACTGATGGAATTACTTCAAGTTCAGGAAAGCCCAAAAAGTTTGGATTTATGAGATATAATGATCAACCTTATATTTACTGTTTAAAAATAGCTAATCAGGATGGTACTAGAATATCTCAAAATGAAATAATAACTTTTGATTTAACTCCTGACAAAAATGCTGAAATAGAAGTTACGGAAAAAGTAATAGAAAATATTCAAGATGCTCTAGAAGCATTAAGTGATAATTATGGCAATGATTTTGATTCACCGCTTGAAGAAAAAATATCTAATTTTAATATTGTTTCATATTTATTCAATCCTACAATAATTGATAATAAAGTTAAAGATTGCAGTCAATTATTACTTGTAAAAAATGCTGATAATTCTTATAGCTTGAAAGGAAATATAGAATTGTATAAAAATGCCAATAGCTCGTCTTCTATGATAATAAAAACTGCAAATACAATAAATACAATAGGCTGCGATATAAAAAATATAATACCTTATACAATGACAGATAATTTATATATTGCTAGTTTAGCACATGAGAATTATATATATCTCATGATACAAAAAATAAATGAAAATCCTGTTATTGAGGAAAGTTTTGATAATATAAAATTAATAGATAGTAATATAGTATTGTTTAATAATAAACTTGTAAATGAAATGTCCTCTACAAAAGTAAGTGATGATTTTGGAATAGTATATGAAGGTGGAAAGTATAAAATAAAAGGGCAATTAACTTTCTCAAATGAAGAAGCTAGTTTTAATTCTATTACAAACAATGGTATTTCAGATTTCTTTGAAAATAATGAAGAATATAGTATTAATACAAATGAAGGCACTTTAAAAGCAATTTATCATAGAAATAATAATATTATGTGCGGACTAGAGTTTCAGGGAAATGCTGGAACTACTTATAATATAGATTGGGTTTTACCTAAACAAATATAA